AGATTTGTATTAGTTGATAGGGATAGACAGGGTAGGCCAATACAACTTACTCCGATACACCCGGAAAAAGTAAAAGTTGAAATGGATAATGGTAAGAAGTGTTTTTTGTTAATGACAAAGAAAGGTCAATACGATAGAAAAATAACAACGTACAATATGTTACATTTAGTTTGGTATCAATATCCGGGACAACTAACAGGAATAAGCCCATTGAGGGCAAATGGGAATACATACGGACTTGCCTTGGCAATGGAAAGGCATTTATCACAGTTTTACGGCCAAGGTGGTACACCCTCTAGTGTTTTAGAAACGGATAGGGATTTAACTGCGGAACAGGCAAGTATTCTTAAAGATACTTGGTTGGGCAATCATAATCGTAATCGTAAACCCGCAGTTTTAACAGGTGGTTTAAAATGGAAAGCAATAAGTGCGGCGGCAGGTGATGAACTGATTGCAGCTAGAGATCAACTTACACATGAAATAGCAAGAGTGTTTAGAATACCTGCACATCTACTTTTAGCTAAAGACGGATCAAACGTATATTCAAATCTTGAAAGTAACGGACTTGCATTTATTCGTCATACGCTTTTACCTTGGATTAGAAGAATAGAAGATAGTTTTACAACACTTCTTCCAGGTAAACAGTTTGTTAGATTAGATACAGATGAATATGCAAGGGGCGATCAATTAAGCCGTGTAAGGTCATTTCAAGTAGCAATAAGTTCGGGTATGATGACACCTAATGAAGCAAGGGCAAAATTAGATTTAGAACCTTATGAGGGTGGCGACAAGTTTTATATAGGACTTCAAGGTGCTTTAATTGATCCTACATTACCACCACAAGGTACTGATACACATGATCCAACAAACTACTTACCCGAAGAATAATGCCATATTCAATTAGCAAAGAAGCCGAAGATTGCAACGGTTTTGCAGTAATTAAAGATAGTGATGATTTTATAATGGGTTGTCATGAGACCGAACAAGAAGCACAGGATCAAATAACTGCATTAAACATAGCCGAAGCAGAAGCAAAAGGTGAAAGACAAGCAAACCCAGATCAAGATATATACGAAACAAAAGAAGAAGCTGAAGCAAAAGCAAAAGAAATAGGTTGTGTTGGATCGCATACACACGAAATAGACGGCAAGACGTATTATATGCCTTGCGACAAAATGTCTGATTATGAAGAAATAACAGGTATGAAACACAAAGACGAAGATGACACAACGCTTGTAAGTTACAACAGCGAACAAAGAGCAGTTGACAGAAAACCGCCAAAATTTATGCAAGAAAACGCACAACGTGGTTTGGACAACTTAAACAAAGCAGGGGACGGACTTGTTGATGAAACTGTTAGACAAGCAAGAATAATGTCAAAAGGTGAACAATTAAGCATTGACAAGATAGTAAAAATATCTGCTTGGCACAAAAGACACTTATCAGACTTAAATAGAGAAAAATCAAATCCAAATGATCCAGATACTTGGCGTGCGTCAGATGTAGCATTTTTGTTATGGGGATCAAATCCTTGGACTGATCCTTTAGAAGCAGCTGATTGGGCAGATAGAAAAATAGCACAATTAGTAAATGAGGGTGAACTAGAACCAAGAAAAAAACATAGTGATAGTTCAACACCTGCACCTAAAAAAGACCAAGTAAAAGGATCGGCTAAAAACAAACCGGGATCAGCAAAAGGTAAAAAAGGTGGTATTACATTTTCAGAAGCAACTACAAAGTCTATCAAGACAATAGTTGATGAACATAACGAAGAAGTATCAAGTATGGCTTCTTGGCGACGTTTAGGTATGGGTACAGCAAAAAGCGTTGTACGTAGAGGTTTTGGTGCATATAGCACATCACACCGCCCCGGCATATCAAGAAATGCTTGGGGATTAGCTAGATTACGTGCATTTAGCCATCTACTTAAAAAAGACAGGCCTAAAAATCCAAAATACATAACCGATAATGATTTACTACCTAAAGAACACCCAAGATATTCTGCAAAAGAAAAAAAATCGCAGGATCAACATATTGAAGTGTTTGACAGGGTAGTTGCTATATCACAAACGGTAGACGCTATTAGAAAAGACACTAATCTTAAAGAAATGGAAAGACTTACAGAAAATAGAAGTTTCACTTTTGCAGCAGTAGAAGAACGATCAGATGAAGATAATGATACATTATTATTTACAGGTTATGCTTCTGTCTTTGACAAGCCATACGGCGTTAGAGATAGCAGAGGTACATACAATGAAACAATCAAACCGGGTGCATTTAAGAAAACGTTAAATGAACAAGACGACGTTAGATTTTTAGTTAATCACGACGGTATACCACTAGCAAGAACATCAAGTGGTACATTAAATTTAGAAGAAGATGAATACGGATTATTTGTAAGAGCCGAACTTGATCCAAGCAATCCAACCGTCGCTGAAGTCGCAAGTGCAATGAAGCGTGGCGATCTAAACGAAATGTCGTTTGCGTTTGCAGCAATGCGTGATGACTTCAATCAAAACGGCGACGAAAGAACAGTATCGGAAGCAAGGTTATTTGACGTGAGCGTTGTAACTTATCCTGCTAATCCGTGGGCAGGGGCAAAATTACGTGGCATAGAGTTAGAAAACTTACACAAAGAGCTTGTAGAAGCACGATCTGGCGAAAAAGCAGCAGAAGTTTTAGAAGATTTTATTAACAAAGTTGCAGATAATGACGGCGTTGATAAAAAGCGAAGTAACGCACAAGTTGAACTTTTAAAATTAAAGTTAGAACGGGACGGTATTCGCTAAGACGTAACGCCGTGAAAAAAAGCCGTGTATCACACTTATATTTCACACCTTACGCAGAAGTAAAAGGAAACTACAAAGGAAAATACATACTATGAAAAAGTTAATTGAAGCTAGAGATAGTAAAGTAGCAGAACTTGACGGTCTTTTATCAGAATTAGATGAGATGACAGAGGGTGAAGAATTTGACGGCAAACTTGCAAGATCAAAAGATTTACACGTGGAAATCAAAGATATTGAAGAAAAAATAACCGACGCAAGAGAAGCTGCTGAAACTCTTAAAGCAGTTAAAGAAAGTAGAGATGAACTTGGCGTAGAAGATGATCAAATTGTTGAACAAGAAGCAGTTGTGGAAGTCAATGAGCCAGATATATACAGAGAGGGTGGACAACACTCTTTTATATCTGACGCTTGGCAATCACGTTCTGGTAACGGTGCAGCACAAGAGAGATTAAACAAACACCAAGAATTTGAAGCCAGAGATGTTGGAACAGGTGCTTTTACAGGATTAGTTGTACCACAATACTTAGTTGATGAGTACGCACCAATCGCAAGAGCAGGTTCACCATTTTATAATGCTATACCTAAAAAGGACTTACCAGCATTTGGTAACAAAATTGAAATATCCAGAATAACAACTGGATCAGCAGCAGCAGAACAAGCTAGTGAAAACTCAGCTGTTCAAGAAACAAATATGGACGACACCTTATTGACAGTTAATGTTGATACTATTGCAGGTCAGCAAGACGTTTCAAGACAAGCACTTGAAAGAGGTGGACAACCGGGTTTCTCATTGGAAAATATTATCTTCCAAGACTTAGTTGCAGCTTATTATGGTAAATTAGATAACCTTATGATTAACGGTTCTGGAAGTTCCGGGCAACCATTAGGTATATCACAAGTTTCTGGTATCAACCAAACAACTTATACAGACGCAAGTCCAACAGTTGCAGAGTTATATCCAAAACTTGCAGACGCAGTACAGGAAATCAATTCAAATAGATTTGCACCTGCTACTGCAATCCTTATGCACCCAAGACGTTGGGGTTTCTTAACAGCAGGTGTGGACAGTTCAAACCGTCCATTAGTATTACCAGCTGGTAACAACCCAGACAACGCAGCAGGTGTTGGGGAAGCAGCAGCTTATGGTCAAGTTGTAGGTAGTGTTCTAGGATTACCAGTAATCACAGACGCTAACATTAGAACTGATCTAGGTGCTGGTACTGAGGACGCTATTTATATAGCAAAAGTTGATGATCACATTATGTTTGAAGATAATTTGTTCCAACTTAAATTTGAAGAAACAAACGCAGGTAGCTTAACAACAAAAATGGTTGTTTATGGTTACGTTGCTTTTGCTTCTGGAAGATATCCAAAAGGAATATCAGAAATCGTAGGTACAGGGCTTATTGCACCTACATTTTAATTAAATTATGGTTAAGGTGTGTTGGGCAACTAACACACCAGACCATTTAGGAAAGTATTATGGTAAAAGATAAAAAATTAATAGAAGCATTAAAAAAAGAATTAAAACACTATGAAGTCTATGGAAAGGCAGATCGTGCTGAAGAAGTTAAAAAAGCAATTAAAGCAGCTGGTGGAAAAGTTGAAACTAAATCTGCAAAACCTAAAGCTGAAAAAAAAGTAGAGAAAAAGAAGTAATGCCAAAACATTACGGTAAAAAAATGAAAGGTGGCAAAGGTAAAGGCCGAAAGAAAGGTAGATAATATCTTATGGCAATTACTAATGGCTACTGTACACAAAACGAATTAAAAGGTTTTGTAGGAATACCTACAAGTGATAGTGGTGACAATGATTTATTAGATGACGCTGTAAACGCAGCTAGTCGGCAAATAGACGCTTTTTGTGGTCGCATATTCTATGCCCAAGGTTCTGCAACAGCAAGAAAGTTTTTTACAAACGATCCATATAGACTTCGTGTTGATGATATATCTTCGGAAACGGGATTAGTTGTAAAATTAGATGATGATGATGACGGTACATTTGAAGTTACCGTTGCAAGTACAGAGTTTCAATTATTACCAATCAATGGTGTAGTCGGTGGTATTTTAATAAGCCCATTTTATATTGTTGAATTATTTTCTGGTGGTAGTCAAGAGTGGCCTATGGATTATTCAAGTAATAGACCACGTGCAGAAGTTACGGCTAAATGGGGATTTCCAAGTGTCCCAGAACAAATAAGACAAGCAACACTTATGTTATCTTCAGAATTATTTGCCATGCGTAATGCACCACTTGGGGTTGCGGGTGTAGGTGATTTTGGAGTTGTCAATATACAACAAAACAGAGAGATAACACGTATGATAGCACCGTTTCGCAAAGGCACGGTTCTTGGTGTTGCATAATGGCAAATCTTGTATCTATTAGGGACGCATTAAAAACAACAATTAGTAATGTATCTGGTCTAAGATGTTATGACACAGTCCCAGATAACGCACTTAATTTTCCAATAGCAATCATTATTCCAACAAGTATAGATTTTGATTTAGCAATGCAACGGGGTACGGATCAATATGATTTTGATTTATTAGTAGCTGTACAAAGAGCAGACAGTAGAACAGGTCAAGACAAACTTGACGCTTTTGTTACAGGATCGGGAAGTTCTAGTATAAGACAAGTAATATTTACAAATAGTACACTTGGTTTATCTGATACTTCAGCACACGTAACAGGTATGTCTAATTACGGTGCAGATGTTAGTTTAAATGGTATTGACGCGATAGGTGCAAATTTATCAATAGAAGTATTTACGAAAGGTAGTAGTTAATGGCAAAATATAAAATTATCGGTAATAAAAAAGTAATGGGCAAAGAAAAAGGCAAAACAATTTCGGTTACAGATGAACAACAAGCTAAAACATTAATCAAAGGCGGACACATTGAACCTATTACTATTAAAAAAAGACGTGCAAGAAAAAAAGACGGAACATTTAAAAAAGATGACAAAAGTACACCAAACGTTAATGAAGCGTGGGAAGAAGTAGAAAATGGCTAAATTTGTATTTAATGACGGTAAAGTTTTTAGTGGTGGATATGATTTAAGTTCTAACATTACAAGTGTTAATTTAGATATTACTGCTGATGATTTAGACGTTACTACTATAAATAGTGGTGGTTTTCGTAGTCGTATAAGTGGTCTTAAAGATAGTACAATGACTATGGACGGTTTTTACGAAGCAGGGGCAAATAAACCAGACGCTTTACTTGGTGCGAGTGTTGGTAATGAGCTTATTGTTACAACTGTTCCAGACGCAGGGGTTGGCAATACTGCTTACTTTATGAAATCAAAACTATTTGAATATTCAATACTTGGTGAGATTGGCGAAATAGCACCATTTAGTATATCTAAATCACAATCAAGTGATGTTGTTGTACGTGGCACTATACAACTTGATAGTTCATTAACTTCTTCTGGAAATAGTACAGGCACACAACTTGGTGCAGTTGGATCAACAGAAAAATGTTACGCAGCAATACATTGTTACAGCGTAAGCGGAACATCTACACCTACTATAACTTTTAAATTACAATCTGATGATAATTCAAGTTTTACAAGTCCAACAGACCGAATTACCTTTACAGGTATTACATCAATAGGTGCTGATTTTCAAAGTGTAGCAGGTTCAATAACCGATCAGTATTGGCGTTTAAATTATGCAATCACAGGCACTAACCCGGCTTTTGGCATACATGGTACAATCGGTATAGAGTAATATCACACACAACTAAGGCTTATTCTTTCTTTATAAACTTAAAATAAGAAAGGACGGTAAACATTGGCAAAATTTGTTTTAAATAACGCAAGTGTAACTCTTAATTCAGTTGATCTATCAGACCACGTATCAAGTGTTACATTAGATATTACAGCTGAAGAAATTGTAACAACTGCAATGGGCGACACATTTCAAAGTCGTACAGGCGGTTTAAAAGATGGAAGTTTAAGTATAGAGTTCCAACAAGATTTCGCAGCTTCAGAAGTGGACGCAACATTGTTCCCATTGTTAGGTACTACAACTGCTTTTATTGTTAAAGCAGACGCAGGATCAACAAGTTCAACTAACCCGGCATATTCGGGAAGTGTATTGGTTAACCAACATCTTCCATTATCAAATGCAGTTGGTGAATTGGCAACTATGTCTGTTGCATTTCCTACTTCTGGAACAATTAGCAGAGCGACTTCCTAATGGGTAATATGGTTGTCGTCTTAGAGGACGGCACAAGATTAGAAGTTAAAATCAAGCCAATAGATATCGTGCAATTTGAACGTAAGTTTAACGTGCCGGTATCAAAGTTAAATGATGAACAACGTTATGAGTGGTTGTTATATTTAGCGTGGTTAGGTGCAAAGCGTAATGGCGTTACAGAAGATTACGATAATTGGATTGATAAAGTTGAAGAACTAGATATATCTGGCGGTGCTGATTTAAAAGTGTAAACGGGTTTATTGATATGATCGCGGCAATAGCGATTGAAACAGGAATAAATCCGAACGATATAGCAAACTTAGATATGGAAATGTTCAACGCACTTGTAAGAGTTATAGACAAAAAGTACAAAACTTAAAATGGCAAAAGCATTAAAACTTGGACAACTTGCAATAGATAATTCACAAATCATTGATGTTAAAAATGATTTAGTTAAGTATGGTAAGAAAGATGTTTTAAAGGCGTTAACAGCTTTCCATAGAACAATAGCTAAAGAAGTATTAGCTGAAAGTCGTACTTTAGGAAAAAAACAAAATATACCAAAAGGTGATCGTTCGGTTATGGGGTTCACGGCTTCTGGTACAAGAACAGAAGCAAAGATAAATATTAAAACAAGTCAACGTAACGTGTCTGCATTATCACTTGAATTTGGACGAAGATTTATTTATGTACCTGTAAGAGGATCTGGAAAAACTAGAAATATTGACGCAGCTGCCGTAGGTAAGTTAAATTATTCAAGACCAAATGCAAGATTTAGATATAGACGTTGGATTGGAAATAAATACGATAGTGGTGATAGCACCTTTACAAAACTTGGAAAACAGGGATATGTAGTAGGTAAAACAATAGCAAGAAATCAAGATCAAATCGTTGATACATACGGTGATAAGATGATTGACGCTTTACAAGATAGGTTGGCACGTGGCTAGAGAAAGAAAGGTATCAATAGCAATAATCGGTAAAACTAAACAGTTTACCGATAGCATAACTAAATCGTCAAAAGTTCTTAATAAGTTTGGGAGTGTTGCAGCCGGTATAGGTAAAGCTACTGCCGCAGGTCTTGGTATTGCGACTGTCGCTGCCGCAACAGCAGGTAAAGAAATTGTAAATCTTGCTTCAGACGCGAACGAAGCCCGATCCGCTTTTGAAACAACATTTGGCGACGCATTACCAGAATTATCTAACTTTGTTGATAGTTTTGCTAATAAGGCGGGATTAGCAGCATTTGAATTAGAGGGACTTTTAACACAATCTGGTGCTGTTCTTCAAGGTATTGAATTTACAGCAGAGGGATCGGCAGACTTATCACAAAAGTTGGCGACTTTAGCAGGTGATGTTGCGTCCTTTAGTAACGTACAAGGTGGTGCAGAACCCGTATTACAAGCATTTACAAAAGCACTACTTGGTGAGAGAGAAAGTCTTAAAACATTTGGTATAGCTATTCTTGAAGCTGACGTACAACAACAAGCATTTATCATGACAGGTAAGACAAGTGCAAAAGAACTTACTAAACAAGAAAAAGCATTAGCAACGTATGAATTATTATTACAGAAAACAAAGGTACAACAAGGCGACTTAAACAGAACGCAAGAAAGTTTTGCAAACAAATCAAGGGAAGCAACAGCAAAGTTAAAAGAACTTAAAGTTCAAATGGGTAATGAGTTGTTACCAATAGCAGAAGCAATGTTGCCTGTACTTATGGAATTTGTTGCTGCGTTAAGTCCTGCTATCGTTGACGCAATAAAAGCTGCTGCACCTTTTATAGAAGCAGTTGGTGATCTAATAGCGGCAATAGCCCCACCAATACTAATGATTGTTACATTGTTGTTGAATTTGTTAGCCCCGGCGTTTGGTAAATTTACAGAAATTGTAGATAAATTTATAAAACCATTTTTAACAAATCTACCAAAGAATTTTGAAAATATGATAAATAGAATAATTAATAGTCTTAATAGTTTTATTGATACTATTAATGGTTTTGTTGATAGGGTTCAAGGTGTTCTTGGACGTATAGGAATAAATATTGATTTACCTAAATTAAGTAAATTTAGAAATATATCACTTGGTTTTGCAGAGAAAGAAGTTAAAAGACTTACACCTGCTGAACCGGTAGTTGATCCAACAACTGTTACAAAAACCTTAACATCACAACAACAAGCGGCACAAGCCGCAGCGTTAAATGCAGTAAGTGCAGGTGGTGTCAATATAAACTTTAACGGCAATGTAAGTAATCAAGCAGATGTTGGAAGATTGACAGTTGAAGCATTAAAGAAATTTGAACAATCTGGTGGTAGATTATCTAGGGTAGTAACAATTCAATAATGGCAGCACCAACAACAAGAGTAAGGATTGGTTTTACGCCAGATACATTTACATTAGATGATTTAATACGTGGTGTGCTTGATACAGGTAAATTAGGCGGTGCAACAACTCTTACAGATGTAACAAGTGATGTACAAAGTGTAAGTATATCACGTGGTAGATCAAGAGATTTAGACAGTTTTTTGACGGGTACTGCGTCCGTTCGCTTGTTAAATAATGCTAGAAAATATGAAAACACGAATACATCTAGTCCATATTCGCCCGGTATAGAACCTTTAATAGAAATACATATAGACGCGACCACAGACGGCGGATCAACTTATAAAGATTTATTTGTAGGTTTTGTAACTGATATTAATTTATCTTATCCAGACGGTAGTAACTCTTTTGCAGATTTTGTCGCAAATGACGCATTTATGAAACTTGCTAATACAGAATTGATTAGTCAAAGTTTTTCTTCGGCTACTAGCGGAACAATGATAAGTGCTGTTTTGGATAATACACAAGTAAAGTTTGGTACAAACAGAGATATTGAAACAGGCGTAAGTACAATGCAATCATTATCTAATAAAACAGAAAACACATTATCTATGTTACAAACAATAGAAAGATCAGAAAATGGAGTTTTGTTTATGTCCAAATCTGGTAATTTAACCTTTAAGTCAAGGCATACTACGTTCCCAAGTTCCGTTGCTGCAACTTTTTCAGATGACGGATCAGATATACCTTATTTAAGCGTTGAATACATAAATGACGATAATGAAATTTTTAATATCGTATCTTTACAAAGAGAGGGCGGAAGCACACAAACAGTAGAGGACGCAGGAAGTCAAGGTAAATACCTTATAAGAACTTTACAGAGAACAGGATTATTTAATAATTCAGATACAGAAGTATTAGACGCAGCTAACTTTTTATTAGGTAAATTTAAGGACGCAATTATACGTTTTGATAATCTTGTTGTTGATTTAGTAGAGCAATCTACATCTAATCAAAATACAATATTAGATCGTGAAGTGGCAGATATTGTAAAAATAGAACTTACACCACCGGGCGGCGGTAGTCCAAGTCAATTAATAACAAACGAAATAATTGACAATATTTCTTTTAACATTACGCCCGATTTATTTACAGTAACGTATCAATTATCTAACGCAGACGTACAGGCCTTTTTACGTTTAGATAACACATTGTTTGGTATTTTAGATACAGATAAATTAGGTTATTAATGACAAACAAAGTAAGACAAAGAACAAAAGGAATAAACTAAAAACATGGCACTATCTGGATATAAAGAATTTTCAACAGGTGAAGTATTAACTGCGGCTAACGTAAATAACCACCTCATGCAGGTTATTAATGTGTATGCGGACGCGACTGCACGGGACGCAGGAATAACATCTAGTAAAAGAGAGGAAGGGCAATTTGTCTTTCTAAAAGACAGTAATACTTTACAATTTTACGACGGATCATCTTTTGTTGATTTTATTGGTGAGGGTGATATAACAGGTGTTACGATCACAACAAGTAGCACTTCTGGTTTATCTGGTGGTGCAGCTGCAACGTCTGGTGCTTTTTCATCAACATTAGTTATTTCACCAAACTTAGCGACTTCCGCGACTGTCGCAGGATCAGATATAGTTTTAATAGGCGACGCAGACGACAGTAATAATTTAAAGAAAACAACAGCACAAGATATAGCTAATTTAGCGGGTGGTGTTACATTGGGATTAGTTTTAGCACTTAGCTAGGAAAGGAAAATAAATTGGCCGACGTATTAGAGGGTGTTGTAGGAACATTAGGAACTAGTAACGCCGACTTACTTGACGCAGTAGGTTCAAGCACAACGGAAACAATAATTGGTATGTCTTTTGCTAATGTTAATTCAAGTAGCGCAGACGTTACCATTGATATTGAAATAGTTAAATCTGGCGGATCAACTACACCTCATTTGTTAAATGATGTAACTGTTCCCGCAGGTACAACTCTTGTTTGGGAAACAAAGGTAGTTTTGACAACAGGTGATAAAATACAGGGATTGTGTTCAGCAGCATCAAGTATTGATTTTACAATTAACTATTTGAAACAAACATAGGTGTTCTATGTCATTTGGTTATATTGGCGACACATCTACAAGTGTTAAACAACAGGTTAAAAATAAAGGCATATTAACTACACAAGAAAGTTTTGATCTTGAGAGGCAGGGTTTTCTAGGTGGTAGTTTAGAACTTATACAATCACAAACTTTTAGTTCTACTCAAACAATAGATTTTAGTTCTATACAGGCAGCAAAATATGATGTTATGGTTGCACAA